CGGATGTGGTTGAAAATCTCAAAGGATGACTAGAATTACTTGAAGCAGATTGGTCAAATCTGTATGTTTGACCTTCAGTCAAATTGAGTGTTGCCGCTCTACTGCCATCTATATAGAAATAATTAGCACCCAAATAATTTGCTACCGTAACTGTGTAAGTTGTATACGAAGGTGCAGGTGTTGGTGCAGGTGTTGGTGCAGGAGTAGGCGATGGCGTGGGAGAAGAGCCTGTAGCACCTGTAATCGTTATTGTGCCTAACGCAGAAGTTAGGGTTGACGGTCCGTCAAGTTCTGTACCAATAATTCCTAAATCATAGTTTGTGTACAATCTAAATGTTGTAGGTGAAACGCTTATGTCAGGTCTTGGCTCCCTAACAGCTTGTGGGTCGGTAAGATTTGTTCTTGGTTCTAACTGTGGATGTTTTGGCTCATAACATTCAGGGCATGTTTTTAAGCCATTCCATTCTTTGCGAAGTTGTTTCAGATAATATCTAAAACCACATCTATCACATATGGCGTATGGATTTTTATTAGAAGCAAAAGCCATTATGCATAATTATAACTGGCAACATCAGGAGTTACCCTTACTGACGCTCTGTCTTCATCTTGCGACATGGCTCTTAAAAACTCCTCTTCATATATTTGTTTTAAAAAAGCAGTCCTGTCGGGAGCTTTTTTAATAGAGAGGTAATAAGACAATCCTGCCGCCAAACAGGGATAAAACCTAAAAGGCAATTGCAAGGTGTCTGTTGGTGTGTCTGCATCATCCATCCTTGTCAACACATTCATATATACAGTGTATGTTGACGATTTGTCAGGCGTAGGATAAACGCTAATTGTTGGGCTTAATTGTTTGTCTACAAAAAACTGTAATGGTTTTCCCTCAGTAGATTTATCAGGCACCGAAGCATATTCGCTTCTTGATAACCTAGTCATTTGTAAATCTACAGGATTACTGTTTATTGTTTCACGCACATAAGCATCCAATACATCAATAGCGGCTGTTGCATCGCTACTATCTACATTATAAGTAGTAGTGCCATCAACCATGGCTACAGTTTTAGTTTGTATTGTCCACTGATTAAGACCACGATTAGCCCATTCAGCTAATAATAAATTAAGACTTCTTCTTGCTGTTTTAAGATCGTATGCTGTTCTTAATTCAAGACCACATCGTTCAAATGCTTCTTCAATATAGTCAGCTACATCTAGCTCAAAGTTTTTTGACCCTGATACTGCCATTTACTTTTTAAGTTTTCCGCCACGACCCATCTTTTTAAGTCCGCCACCACGACCAAGTTTCTTAACTCCTGACTTAGCACCACCCATAGCCATTTTCTTGACTCCTGATTTTGCACCGCCCTTAGCCATTTTCACGACTCCTGACTTAGCTGTTTCAGCACCTTGTCTGCTTCGTCTAGCTGACGCACCGCCACCCATAGCCATTTTCATTATACCGCCCTTCATCATTGGCTTGGCTTTAGGTCCTAAACCTTTATGTTTCTTTTTCATTATACGCTCCTACGCTGTAATATTTGTTCGAACTCCTCTTCGTTCCAACTGTCATAATAACCTATTTTTTCTAATCTTTCAGATGCAATGTTAAGTGTATCTAATCTTTGCATAAAAATCATATTGTAACTTTCTTCAAACAAAGGCTCAAAGGATTCTTGGTCAACAACAGTTTTTTCTTCATGGTCTTGATGAAAACCCATAATCCAAAGATTAAATTCGTTAAAGAATGTATTCATCATTTGTATCTTTGCATCAAACACCTCAACATGCTCGTCAGTGTTAAAGTCACAATAAATACAAACATCTATGTTTTTAGGAAATCTTTTTGCAAATAATACTAAATCTTCCCAAGTAGACTTTTCTGATTTTATTATTTTAACTTTTTCGTCTTGCCAAGTTTTCTTTGCATACGGACATGTTGCATGACCATCATCTTTTGGCTCTTCCAATACTTCAACAGACCAAGCCCTTATCTCAGCCTGTAATTCTATTTCATTCATTTTTTCTTTTTGACGAAGGTTTTTACATTAGTTGGCTTACCACCAACACCTTGTTTTTTTGCTCTCTTTCTTGTTACCGCAGAACGAATCTGTGACTTAGTCATGCTTCTAGCTTTTGATGCAGGCACACATTTAGGGTATTTTCTTTTTGACCCCTTAGCTTTTTTTCTGCCACACTTTTTAAAACCGCCACCTTTTTTGGGCGAGCCTATATCTACCCAATCTTCTTTAAACCATCTGCGTAAGCCACCACCCTTTGCCATAATTAGCCACGCATCTTAGTTCTTTTTTTTCTTTTAGGATCAATAGCTCCACAACCCCTAGCAACAAAAGATACCTTGCCACCGTTACGCATAAAACCAATTTGGTTTCTAACTTTTTTAGGTAGCTCAGGCAAGCCTTTGTTTCCTTTTGGTATAGGCTTAAGTTTTTTATTGTTTGCAATCATTGCACCACCGTCTGCTTTATATTGACCGCCCATCTTCTTATATTCTTTTACCATATAAGCATTTGCATACGCACTTGGGTATACATCAAATTTAGCCTTAGCCTTTGCTTTAGCTTTTTTATACAGACTTGGATTTTTTACATTGTCAGGTATTGCCATATCATCACCTTTTATTTTGTGTCTTACGACCATGTTTAATTCTTATAGTATCTTTGCCCTTTTTAAAAATATTGGCAACAAGATTCTTACCCATAACTTTAGCCCTCTGCTCACCCACTGTCAAAATTTGTATTTTTCTTGCAAATGGCTTGTTGATATTTTTTACTTTGTTAACTGTTTTTCTAGCATCTTCAGGTGTTGCAAACTTAATACCAACAGTATCTTTTGGGTTTTCGTCAGTATATAACCTGCGACCTGAACCTTTTGGTTTCTTGCCTGTTCCTACCTTTGGATCAGCTTTTTTCTTCTTAGCCAATCAACATCTCCATCTTCGTCTTGCTTGACGGATTCTTGAATTAGGATCATTCCTTGTTTTTTTAGAGCTTCTTTTAAGTTGACCAAGTGATCTAGCACAATAAGATTTTCTTCGTGCCGCTCTTTCTTTAGTTCTTGGTTTTTTTTTCTGTAACTGCTGTTTTAAGTTTTGAACCGGGGTTTTTTCTTCGATAGGCTTTGACACCTCTTGCAGTCATGCCTGCACCCTTTTTAGTAGGTCGATAATTACCGCCTTTACCTACGGTTCTGCGTATTGGCTTTGATTTTCTCTTAGTTGCCATAATTATTCTGCGTTAGCTATATAAATAATATCTAACCCTGCTGAAACTGCAAGATTAGCATTTGAGCTACTTGCTATAGCTCTTACCTCTAAATCTGTTTTTTCTTCAAATTTTATAGGGTAATTAAATACTTGATGAATAATATCTTGAGATAAAGCAAATTTATCTTTTACGTTAAATACACCGCCATTAGGTCTTGCAACAAAATGCACAGTACCAAATTTGTTTGCTACCTCAGTATTCATGCTGATATCTATTTGATGTAAATATGCGGTATAGCCTGCTGGGACTGTCCAAAAACACATTAGCGTTTGGTTATCACCAACATCAATTACACCGTATTTATTTGCAGGTACTCCTGAACTAACTGTTCCTGTTCCTGCATAAATCTTTCCTGCGTTTTGTCCGCCACTTCCTGCGGTATCTACAATCATTCTAAATACTCTTAAAAAAGAGTTAGTTGTATTGACTGCGGTTTGTCCGTTTAAAGTAACAGACTCACTAATTTCATTGTAATTTCCATCTAAGCCTGAGATGGTTATTGTTCTTGCACCAGTTCCTGATGAAGCATCATCAGCACTAGCACTAGATATTTTTAAAACACTCGCTGAAGTTAAATAAGAGTAAAGCCCACCTTCTGACCAAATAGTTTCAAGAGAATCATCAATATCAGAATTAAAACCAAATTTAAATTGAGTTTCGTGAAAAGAAACCTGGCCCCTTGAAACTTGAAGTTCAAAGGGCTCAGTAGTTCCTACTCTTGATATTGAGGAGTATTCTTTAGCCACTTTTATGAGTGGAAAACAGTTACTCTATCTATATTACTTAATACAACGTGAATACCGTCTTCAAATAAAACCCCAGAATCTGGAATGTTTAAAGTTTCAGTATCGTTAGCGTTGCAAGGAGCAATTAATAAGGTAGAGCCTGATACAGATCCATCTCTGAAAGTAACAGTACCGTCAGAAGTACCACCAGCTATGATATAACCTCTTAATCTTGATCTACCGTTTTGCAAGACTGCGCCACCGGTAGCAGATGAAGTGGTTGTAGCTGTTTTTACATCTGATCCTACAATTCTACCTGCCATATTTATCTCCTAATATTATGCGTCAGCAAATGGTGTAACTATAGTTCCTGAACCAATAAGTAAAGAATTGTGAACAAGATAAGTAGCTGCATCAATAGCTGTCACTTGAATAACACTACCTACGATACCACCTTTAGTTGTACCGTTTAGTGTAATAACATCGTTAGTAGCAGCAGGCACAAAGGCTTTCTTAGAACCATCGTCTACACCAATAATTACTGCACCTTTGAACTTATCAGTACCATCAGTTTTAATGTCAAGATCAGTTGCTAAAGTTTCAATATAGAAAAAGAAGGAAGCTCCAATATTGTTGGTTTGGTTTGGATCGGTTGGATCACTTGGGGTAGTAGTAACAATTGAAGGCAAAGTAAATTTGCCGTCAGCGTCATTACATAACAATATTTTTCCTGCGTGTGCATCTACAGTTAAAGTTGTATCTGCGGTTAAAGAAACAGAGTTATTAACCCCTGCTGAAATAAATCCACCCAATGATTTGACTGGACCTGAAAAAGTTGATTTAGCCATTTTTTCTCCTAACTAAATTAGTTGCGCCATCTTTGGAGTAAGTCTGCCGAGTCAGTTGGAGCAACAAGTTACCTCG